ATTTCTTAGATGGAACACTTCATCTTGAAAGATCTAATAATAAGTTTTCTTTGGTATTTAAAGAACATGATAAATTAAATTTCTGCACAACAATGATTGAACTTAATTATAAATCTTATTCCAGTGTTCCCACTAGAAAAAATGAAATGTTTGAAGATTGGCTTCATTCTTTTCTTGGAGAATCTGAAGATGCTGTTAAACTTATTCAAGAAATGTTTGGTGCTAGTCTTATGCCTAAATTCCCCCAATTCTTTATGCTTTTAGGTAAATCAGGAACAGGGAAATCAACAACAATAAAAGTTTTAAAAAGGCTTCATAAGAATGAAAAAAATATTAGTGGGGTTTCACCTGATAATTTTAATGGGTTTGATATGACTAGCATGGTTGGAAAACTGATGAACATTGTTGGGGATATAAAAACTAATTGTAGAATTGATGATGATATTGTGAAGCAGGTTGATGATCAGGAAAATGTTAGAATAAGAGTAAAGAATACTGATGACATTTATACTAAGCTTCCTGCCCTTCATATTTTTGGAGCAAATAAAATGCCTTCAACTGATGAAGGTTATAGCGGTGCAATGAAAAGAAGATTCTCAATTGTCAACTTTGATAAACAATTTACTGGAAAAAAGAACACTGAAATTGCAAATGATATGTTTGATCATGACCCTCAAGGGATATTGGCTTTTGCTTTAAGAGGCTTGGAGAGACTTGTGGTTGATAATAGTGGGGAATATACAAAAACCAAAAAGAGTCAAGAAAATGTTGAAAATTGGAGCAAGAAAAATGATGCCATTTGGGGCTTCTTAAATGATATGTGTGAAGAAGGATCTGATGTTGATGGTAAAGCTGTTATTTTTGAACTTGAGGAGAGTGGAAAAATAAAACGCAGTATAGTATGGCAGGCTTTTGCAAAATGGCAAGAAGTAAATCTTAACATTAGGCAGCAATTGGGGAAAATGGAATTTCTTAACATGCTAAATGATAGCGGTTTTGGTGCAAGAAAGTACCAAGGTGATTTTGTAGTGCGTGGCATCAATGTTAAAAATGGGGAAAATGATGAAATATAAAATGCCCCAAAATACCCCTAAAAAAAGTGCCCCTAAAACAATATGTGTTTATAAGCATAGTGTTAGACTCGGAGAGTCGTTAGCATGTGCGTTAGAAAAAAGTGCCCTAACTGCCCCTTTAGGGGCATTCTTTGGGGCGTTGCGTGATGCGTTAAGTTGCCGTAAAACTTCAGGAAGGGGCATTAGGGGTATATATATTTTTATTATATTATAAATATATATATATACATACCCCTATATATACTATGTGTGTGTAACTGATATTTTTTAACCCCCCAAAATACCCCTTGAGGTTTTTGGGTAAATAACACAAGGAGTTATAATGAAGAACAGTGAAGTTGTAAAATTATCTTGCACCGCAGGAATAATTGCAGAAAAAATTTTGAGGGATGAAATCAGAATGATGGAAAAAAATGGGTATGAAATTGATGGCTCTAATTGGGACACAAAAATTGATTCAGCAATTAGTGATGCAAGTTATATTGTTTCTTCCTGCTACAAAAATATCCTTGAAAACCTTGAGGTTGATCAAATAACAGATTTATAGGGCATTGCGTTATGTTATATGCTTTAAAAATTTAAAAACATAGCCTATAATAATAAAAACAGGGGAAAATCGGATATGACAACAAAGAAAAAGTCAACAACTAAGAAAAGAAAATTAACAGGGCATCAGTTCAAAAAAGGCAACAAAGATGCTGTTGGATTTGGCAGACCTAAAATGACTGAAGCAGAAAAGGAACTAAGCCTTAAGACTAGAACTCAATTCAAAGGCATAATAAATAAATATATGATTCAGAGCAAAAAAGATCTTCTGAAGATATATAGGGCAGCAAATACGCCTGCATTAGATGCCATGATAATTAAATCCATCATCAGAACGCTAGAAACAGGCGATCAAAGCCATATAAATTGGTTTGCTAACCATGTACTAGGGAAAGAGAAAGAAACGTCTCACATCGCCCTTACAGGATCAATGAACACCACATCAGCTATTGACTTAAAGAACCTTTCAACAGAAGATCTTTTAGCACTTAAAACAATTGCAGAAAAGAATGAGAAAAAACAATAGTTTACAACGCTACGCACGATAATCTTTCTTATCGTGCGTTAATAATTAAAAGGATCTTAATATGATTACATTATTAGTTTTATTGGCAATGGCATTTGCACCTGAAAAGTTTGATGTTTCAATTGGAATAATGCTAATGCTTATCGTGCTTGATGCGATGAATATTATATTTGGATTTGTACTTGGCACTAAAAGTTAATTCTTAAATGACTCTCCAAGAAAAAATTGAATACATTGAAAAGCATATCCCAAGAATTGATGCAGTCAGAACGATGAAGGTATCAAGATATAAATATAATCGTGCTAGGCTAGGCATAGAAAATCCAAGCGTTAAATTCATTACTAGATTAGATTATGTTTACACCAAAATTTACAATGAAGTATCAAAAGAAGAAATTGAAGAATTTCATATTTTCATGCGCAACAAATTAAAACAAAAAGAACATGATGAAATGATGAAAGCAAAGTTAATAAAAAATTATGATGATGAAGATTTGGGAGATTTAAAAACTTATAATTCTAGTCATGGCGTAAACAAAGGTTCAAGGGCGTATAATCCCCATAGCAATTAACAAAGGAAAAAATATGAAGCACAAAAAGAAACTTGCAGCAGCAGCAATTATTGGCGCAACAGTTGGAGTTGTCTCATTGCCACAAGCAATTATTGGGGATCTTGATTGGCTTGATATTATGAACCTTCCTAAAGAATCAGCAATCAGAAAAGCTGCTTCATCAGTTGGAGTTGGTTATCAAGTTAAAGGCAACACAAGATCAAGATGCAACTATGCGAGCGTTGGTGAAAAAAGAGTATTGGCAAATGGTCATTGTATTGTTGGGAAAGATGTTTCAAATATTGAAGTATCATTTACCGACTTTGAACACAATCCAGTAATTTGTGATAAGTACCTTGCCAGTGAAGCTTACGATCCTTCAAAGAAAAGTTTGGATTATTTACTTCTTGAATGTAGAACAGAAATCCCTGATGCCATAAGCATCGACACAAGGGATTTAAAAATTAATGATCCATTAATTCACATACAACACAATTGCAATTACTATCCTGTTGGCGGTGATCCCCAATGCTCCCCTGTTCCCAAGTATGATAATTCAGAAGATTGTAAAGTTTTTGCCTTAAATGATAATGGCAACGAAAATGATTTTACGCAGGGATGTGATTCATTAGGCGGTTCAAGTGGTTCACCAATTCATTCAAGAATATTAGATGAATCAGGAAATTACCCTGTTGTTGGGCTTCACCATACAGGGGCATTTTTTGCCGATGATTCAGGATCACTTGCAGGCAAGGGAGTTTATAACGGTGTTGTAAAAATTGGTTTAGTTGTTGATGATTTAAAAAAGAAAGGCTTTGATATTATGCCTAAAAAAGAAAAGGTTGAAGAACCTAAAGTTTCTTTTTGGAAAGCTTTATGGCAATTGATTAGGAGTTATTTCTAATGACAAAAAAGGCATCAACAGAAAAGATGCAATGCTTGGCAAGGTTAAATGATCAACTATTAAAAGCAAAAGAAAAGAATGATCAAAACCTTATCAAGCAGATAACCAAAGTAATTAAGAGGGTTGAACATAATGGATAATATTGAAATTCCTTCTTTGGAATCAATCAACTTTCAATTAGAAACAAATAAACTTGAAGATTCTTTATTTGAGTTCACGTTATGGGTTTTTAAAGAAATATATAAAAAACCTTTTGAGGTTAATTGGCATCATATAGAAATATGCAATGCACTTGAAGATATTTATAACGGAAAGATGCTGCATACAATTTTCACAATCCCACCACGTTATACTAAAACAGAAATCATTGTTAAAATATTTCCTGCGTGGTGCTTTGCTAAATTTTCACGTTCAAGATTTCTTCACCTTTCTTATTCTGATGAACTGGCACTTGATAATTCATCAGCAGTAAAATCAATTGTTAATTCTGTTGAGTTCCAACAAAGATGGTTCACTCCTTTAAGGACTGACACAACAGCAAAGAAGAAATGGAAAACGCAGGATGATGGTGAATTTTCTGCAACTGCATCAGGGGGATCTGTTACAGGATTTGGGGCAGGAATCTTTGGTGCTGATCGTTTTTCAGGGGCATTGATTATTGATGATCCTTTGAAGCCTGATGATGCAAAATCTGATGCGAAAAGAAATCATATAAATAAAAGATTTCCTGATACGATTAAATCAAGGCTTAATGATAGAAAAGTTCCTTTGATTTTAGTAATGCAAAGATTGCATGAAGATGATCCTGTTGGATTTCTTTTAGGTGGGGGAACTGAACTTGAATTTACGCATATAAATATGCCTGCGATAAATGAAGATGGCGCAAGCAAGTATGACAAAAGAAAAGTTGGGGAAGCACTTTGGCGAGCAAAGCATACTGAAGAAGAACTTGAGCAAATGAGAATTAAATCTGCAATGAACTATGCAGGTCAATACCAACAAAGACCTGCCCCAATGGAAGGTAATATTTTTAAAAAGTTTAGGTACTATAAAGAATTGCCCGATGATTTATATTTCAAAGTTCATTCATGGGATTTCACTTTCAAGAAATCTAAAACATCAGATTATGTTGTCGGTGAGGTTTGGGGAAAAAGAAGATCCAACAAAGACTTATATCTGCTTGATCTTGTCAGGGAAAAAATGAGTTTTTCAGATTCCTTGAAAGCAATTAAATTAGTGGCGAAAAAGCATCCTGATTATAATGCTGTTCTAGTTGAAGATAAAGCAAACGGATCTGCAATCATTGATTCAATAAAAGGCATCATAAAAAAAGTAATTGCTATTGTTCCAACAGGATCAAAAGAAGAACGTGCTGAAGCAGTTGCGCCATTATGGGAAGCAGGGCAAATTTGGCTTCCACATCCAAGCATTGCCCCTTGGATTGAAGATTTTGTTAATGAACATAAAGTTTTTCCAAATGGAAAACACGATGATCAAGTTGATTCAGCAACACAAGCAGTTGAGTATTTAGATAATTCAACTGTTGTCGGACTTGATAAAGCCAATAAGAAAACTGACAAGTTTTCAAAGGTATTTGGAAAAACTAGAAAAAGAAAATCTTCACTTAGATCAGGAAATATAAGAGTTTAAGTGAATTGCTGTATTGCGCAGCAAAATACTAAAGTAATAAAAACTTGTCAATCAGTGCCTATTAATTTTACAATTTTCCCTTTTCAAGTAATAATCGTATTGTTAAGAACAATTAAATAAACTATGGGGCAAGGATGGCAGGTCAAGATTTTGAAGAATCTAAAAAACCAAAAACAAACTTTTCTCCCAAAGGTAAATCAGGAACATTAATAACTGCTGAAACAGTTCAATCAGATTACTTGCAAGAATTGATCGGGCAAGATGGTCAAGAAATGTTCCATAAAATGCTTTTAGGTGATTCCCAAATTAGAAAATTAGTTCATGCAGTTAACAATCCGATAAAATCAGCAACGTGGGATATTGAACCTGCTTCTGATGATCCCAAAGATTTGGAAGTGGCAAATCTTATAAAGCAAATTATCTTTTGTGATTTAGTTGATGGATGGAAAGCAAAGCTTGATGAAATATTAACTTTCCCTTGGCATGGTCACGCTGTATTTGAAGTGATCCATAAAAATAGAATTTCAAAAAAGTTTGGGGCATACACAGGGCTTGCAAATATTTCTTATCGTGATCAAAGAACATTAGATAAATGGAAATATTCAAGGGAAGGGATTCTTGAAGCCATTCACCAAATTCAGCAAGGTGATGTTGAAGTGAATGAATGGATGGATGCAGAAAACCTACTTATATTTTTTAATGAGAAAAAGGGAAGTGATACAGGTTATCCATTTTGCAGGATGCTTTACGGAAATTACAAAAGAAAACTTCTTTACAAACAACTGCAAGCAATAGGAATTGAAAAAGGTGCAATTGGCGTTCCTGTTTTAAATCTTCCATCAACTGTTGAATTTGATTCAGCAGAATATTCAGCAGCAGTTGATCAATTAACACGTTATACACAAGCAGAATCAGCACATATAATTTTACCTGATGGATATGAATTAACACTTGATCAATCAAATACTTTTGATCCTGCAAAAGTTCAAGTTTCAGTTAAAGCAGAAAATGAAGAAATTTCAGGATCTTTTTTAGCAATGTTTTTAGAAATGGGGATAGGGGGAAATTCTGCTGTTGGATCTTCAACCGATATAAGTGCAAACTTTTTTAGAAATGGAATTGAATATCTTGCTGATAAAATAAAAGATCCTTTTAACTTAAATCTTATTCCCCAATTAGTACGAATGAACTTTGGTGATACCGTTGAGGTTATGCCCCAATTAGTTCATGCAGGGATTGCTGATGAAGCAGGTGAAGAATTAATGAAGGTGGTTACAGGTTACACAAATGCAGGCGTTATAACTGCTGATGAACAGCTTGAAGATCACATTAGAAAAGCACATAACCTTCCTAAGAAAGCTGAAGGGGAAATGCTTGAAAATGAGGAAAGCCAAGATGATAAAACTACTAATGAACCTAGTGTTGGTGGGGATGATGATTCAGCTAGTAATACTCCTAAGCCAACAATAAAAGAAGATGAAGAAAAAGATGTTGAACTCTCCAACAAGGAAAGAAAAAACAATCCAAAAAAACTAATTGAAAAGCAAGCCCCCAAAGTTTCTTCAGCAATAAAAGAAGCAATGGAATTTGCTTCAGCTAAGTATGTTAATGATGTTATGAACAGGTATAGGCAATTATCCGATGCTAAAAAGCAAAATGCTTCCAGCACTGTAAAAATGGGGGGAATAAATAACCTCAAAAAAGATTTAAAAAGAACTTTAACTGATACAGTTGCAAAAGCTATTGAAATGGCAAGGAAAGAAATCCCAAGTAAAAAAGATATTGAACTTTCTAACAATGAAAGGGATATGATCAGAATGGTTGAGAAATATGGGGATGCTTCAGAAATAAAACTAAATGAGTTTTCAAAATTGCCAACTTATGTGCAAGTGTTGATTGCAAAGCAAGCAGATTTAATTGCTGCTGATTCATTAACTGATCTTAGAAAAAGAATTGATTTTTCTTATTCTTCAATTCTGACAAAAACAAAAGATGAAAATGTTATTAAGCAAGCAATGGTTGAAGAATCAGAAAAGTTCATTGAATCAAACCAAGTTGAAGTGAAGGGAACAAATGCTGCTGCTTTAATGGTTAATGAAGGAAGGGAATCATTCTTTTTTGATGATGAAGTGATTGATGAAATTCATTCATTTACTTTTGTTAACTTTGATCCTAAATCTGCTGTTTGTATTGAACTTGCAGGAACAACTTTCAAAACAAGTGATGCTGAATCACTTAGATACGTTCCCCCACTTCACCACAACTGTAAATCTTATCTTAGGGCAAATTTAAAAGTATCAAGGGGCGTTGAAGAATTAGAAATTTCAACATTATCCCCTTCAGCAAAAGCAAAAAAGAGTATTACACTATAAGGAAATAATATGAGCAATTTAATAAAAGCAGTTAAGAAAACAATGTGCAGAATTTGTTGGGGAATGAAAGTTGTTGAACTTCCCAATGGCGATACTAAGGAATGTGTGGCTTGCAAAGGTCAAGGGATGGTTTAATATGAGTTTTTTAATTGATCAAATAAAAGATCAGGCAATTTTAGAAATGGATGTGAACTTTGATGATTTCATCAAACAAAATAACATTTCTGAAGATGCGATGATTTTTAGCATGGTATTTGATAAAAAAGTTTTCAAAGATGAAAAAGAAGTTAGGGAATATTTAAAAGATAAATATTTCTACTCCCCAAAAATTAACCAAACTGAAACTGATTTTGTTGCAAGCCTAGTTGATTTATCGCAAATGGATTTAGATACAAAAGTTGAGGTTGAACTAAGACGTGGTGTTATGGCATGTGCTGCTGATATGATGCCAGTGATGTGCTTTGAAGAAATGCAATTCAATGATAAAGGTGAAATAAATCTTTCATCAAAAATTGGAACAATTGATCTTAGTGAAGGGATGCCTCAAGTAATAGAGATAGCAAGAGTTGCAGAAGGTGAGCATCCAAGCTACGGAAAATTAAAAATAACAGAAGAACATTTAAAAACAATGGAATCCAATTTTAAATCTAGGGTAACAGGTGTTGATTTAAGCGTGAATGAAGATCATAAGAAAAATGAGGCGTTCGGATGGTTTAAAGATGTTTTCTTATCTTTTGATAAGCAGACATTATTTGCGCAGGTCAATTGGAATACTAAAGGTACTACTGCTTTAAGCGAAAAGGAGTACAGATATTTCAGTCCTGAATTTAGATTTAATTATAAGCATCCACACACAGGAACGGAACATGGTGCAACTCTCTTAGGTGGGGCGTTGACGAATTATCCTTTTCTTAAAATGGAAGCTATAACAGAGTTAAGCAGTAAACCTACAACAAAGGAAAAAATTGTGAGTAAAGAAACACAAACAGTTGACCTATCAGTTCATAATGAAAAAGTTGTTGAATTGTCAGGAAAGATTACAGAAATCACAACTAAGCTTGATGCAAGTGAAGCAAGAAATGTTGAACTTAATTCAAAGGTTGATGAATTAGAAAAAAGTATTGAATTGAGCAATAAAAAAGTTGCCCATGAAAAACTTTTCACTGAAGGTAAAATTAATAAAGCGCAACTTGATGCCATGAATGAAGGTAAAGGGATGCTTGAAGTAATTGCTCTAAGTGAAAAAATGAACAATGATGGTAAAGGTTCAGATGCAAGTAAGCAAGAAAGTACAGTTGAATTATCTGCAAAAGAAAAAGATATTGCTGAACAACTTGGGCTTACAAGTGAAGAATACATTAACCTAAACAAAGCATAAGGAGTTTTTATGACGGCTTTAGTTTCAAGAGTAGATAGGGAAGAAAAAGAAGGAAAGCTTTTAGCGCATAAAGTAGTTGCAGGTGATGTAATTTATCAAGGTGCTTTAGTTAAGATCAATGCAGCAGGTTTTTTAGCGCCATGTTCAGCAGAAGCAGGGGCAACTTTTGCAGGTGTTGCTTATGAAGGTGTTGATAACAGCGCAGGGGCAGCAGGCG